AGAGTTAATAGCTGTAAAGGTTACTGATTTAATTGAATACTCTGAAGGTAATTCAGATGATAACGAGGAATTTTAATAATGATTATTACTATTACTAAAGATGATGGTCAGGTAGTATATGATACTACTATGATTGAAGATGAGAACGCGAGAGCTAATGCCAACATGTCTATCAGTAAGATAGGTACGTTGAATGTTCTTGTTGAAGCACTTAACTTTGCTTCAGGTACACATCAAAACAATCTTGAGTTGTTACTACAAAGTGCTGAAGAAGCTATAGTAGAAACACCTGAAGATGATGAGGAAGTTGTAGAAGAAGATTCAGAAGACGAGTCTTAATAGCTTATGAGGGCTAACATGGAAAAGACTTGGGATAAGTTACATCAACCCTGTCCACTTTGTAACAGTAGTGATGCTGTTGGAATCAACGAAGATGATTCAGCAAAGTGTTTCAGTTGTGGTGAGTTTATGCCAAGTTATACTAACGCATGTGGAGGAAAGGATATGCAAACAGCAACAACAACACCGACTAAACAACCTGATATGGTGGATGAAGGGAAGTTCTCTGCTCTTACAGACAGAAAAATAACCCAAGCAACGGCTACTAAGTATGGAGTTAAATGCGTACATGACCTACAAGGAAATGTAGTTAAGCATTTGTACCCATATTATAATGGACACGAGCTGTCAGCTACTAAGTATCGCAACGTAAAGAACAAAGACTTCTTTGTATCCGGAACTTATAATGATACAGGTTTGTTTGGTCAACAGTTATTTAAAGGTGGCAAGTATGTTACCATTGTAGAAGGTGAGTGTGATGCTATGTCTGCTTACGAACTCTTGGGTTCTAAGTGGGCAGTAGTGTCTATTAAGCGTGGTGCTCAAGGTGCAGTACGTGATATAAAAGAAAGTCTTGAGTTCTTTGAAGAGTTTGAGAACGTAATTATTTCCTTTGACAATGATAAGGCAGGTAAGGAAGCATCTATTAAAGTTGCTAGACTATTTAAACCTAGCAAGGCTAAGATACTTACACTACCACACGGCTACAAAGATGCTAACGATATGTTACGTTCTAACAAACATAAAGAATTTGTTGAAGCGTGGTGGGCATCAAAAGTTTATACACCTTCTGGCGTTATAAATGTTTCAGAGCAACGTGAGAAGTTTCACAATCGTGAAAGAAAAGAGAGTGTCCCCTATCCTTATGAAGGACTTAACAAAAAGTTATATGGACTTAGACAAGGAGAACTTGTTACCCTTACAGGTGGCACAGGTCTCGGTAAGTCTAGTGTAACCAGAGAACTTGAACATCATCTTATTAAAAATACCAGCGACAACGTAGGTATCATTGCATTAGAAGAAGATTGGAGAAGAACTATTGATGGTATCTTATCTATTGAAGCTAACGCTAGACTATACGTTGACCAAGAACGTGATAAGTTTTCTAAAGAAGAACTTGATAAGATGTTTGATATACTTTATGACGGAGAAAATCGTAATAGAGTATGGGTACATTCACACTTTGGCACGAATGACATTGATGATATCTTTACTAAGCTTCGCTTCATGATTATAGGGTGCGACTGCAAGTGGGTGGTAGTAGACCATCTGCACATGTTAGTTAGTGCAGTACATGATGGAGATGAAAGACGAGCTATTGATTCTATCATGACCAGACTTAGAAGTTTGGTAGAAGAGACGGGTGCTGGTATCATTTTAGTTTCTCACTTACGCAGAGTTGATGGCAACAAAGGACATGAGAACGGTATTGAAGTATCACTATCACATCTTCGTGGTTCAAATAGTATTGGACAACTAAGTGATTGTGTGATAGCATTAGAACGTAACCAACAATCAGATGACCCAGAAGAAGCAAGGACTACAAGACTTCGTGTACTTAAATCAAGATACACCGGTGACGTTGGACTAGCAGCTAGGGTCGTGTATGATAGTGAGACAGGTAGATTAATAGAACTAACAGACGAAGATATAGATTTCGATGATAGTTTAGAGGAGGCATTCTAATGCAGTTAGTATTTGATATAGAAACAGATGACCTTAAAGCAACAAAGATACATTGTATAGTTGCACAAGATGTAGACACAAAAACTATCTATACTTTCCCACCGGATAAAGTACAGACTGGCTGTAGATTTTTAGCTACAGCAGATACTTTAATAGGTCATAACATTATTGGATTTGATATACCTATGGTGCATAAGTTTAGTGATGTTGACCTTTCTAATATACCAGTCATAGATACTCTTGTATTGTCCAGACTATTTAATCCTAATAGAGAGGGTGGTCACAGCTTAGAGAAGTGGGGATATAAATTAGGATATCATAAGATAGAGTTTAGTGATTACTTAAATTATTCTGAAGATATGTTAAACTATTGTATCAGAGATGTAGAATTAAATGCAGTAGTGTTAGCAGAGTTGCGAAAAGAAAGCAAAGGCTTTGATAAAGAATGCATAGCTATAGAACAAAGGATAGCAGACATTATTAAACAACAAGAGGTTAATGGATTTAAGTTTGATACTGAGCACGGGTTACTTTTACTTGCTGAGTTAAGAGAAAAGAAACAATCAATAGAAGATGAGGTTCACAATACATTTAAACCTAAGTGGGTAGACGATAAGATAGTTACTCCTTTTATTAGAAAAGACGGAGAGTTGTCTAAACGTGGTCTTACTGACGATGAGTACGACAGGTGCATCTCTACTCAAAACATGAATCCTTTCATGAGAAAAGAACTTGTTGAGTTTAATCTAGGTAGTCGCAAACAGATTGGCGAATATCTTATTGACTTTGGCTGGAAGCCAGATAGGTTTACACCTACTGGTCAGCCCATAGTAGATGAGAAAACTCTATCAGCTATCACACACATACACGAAGCTAACCTAATAGCACAGTTCCTTCTACTTCAAAAGCGTATAGCTCAGATTGATTCTTGGATTGAAGCTACTGAAGATGACGGCAGGGTACATGGTTTCGTGATACCTAACGGTGCTATCACCGGCAGAATGACACACAGGAGTCCCAACATGGCACAAGTTCCCAGCTCTCATAGTCCTTACGGACAAGAGTGCAGAGCTTGTTGGATTGTTGATGACAATAATATTTTACTAGGCGTGGATGCTTCTGGTCTTGAGATTAGAATGTTAGCACACTATATGAATGACGAGGAATACACAAATGAAATCATTAACGGAGACATACACACCTCTAATCAAAAACTTGCACAGCTTAAATCTAGAGATAAGGCAAAGACATTCATCTATGCACTCATGTACGGAGCAGGAGATGAAAAACTTGGTAAGGTGGTCGGAGGAAATACGTCAGATGGTAAAAGAGCTAGACAATATTTCTTTGATAATAAACCTACATTTAAATCTCTTAGAGACAGGGTGCAAAGAGCAGCAACAAAAAAATATCTCAAAGGATTAGACGGTAGAAAGTTATATGTTCGTAACCAACACTCAGCACTTAACACTTTATTACAGGGAGCTGGTGCTATAGTTATGAAGAAAGCTTTAGTTCTTCTTGATGATGTATTGAAATTAAATGCTATAGAATATAAGTTCGTTGCTAATATCCACGATGAGTGGCAGATAGAAGTAAAAGAAAGTCAAGCCGATTTCGTAGGAGGATTGGCTGTAGATAGTATAGTAAAAGCAGGAGAATATTTTAACCTTCGTTGTCCACTAGACGGTGAATACAAGACAGGAGTAAATTGGAGTGAGACTCATTAACAAAGGCAATATAATTAAACGATGCACAATATGTTTTGTTGATTTAATTCCTAAAAAAATTGGTTCAGCTATAGGAAATTGTTATGTTATAAATTATAAAAACAAAATTTATAAATGTAATTCTTGTTTCAGTAAGCTCACTAATAAGATGAGGGTTAAACAGAGACAACAAAAAATAGTAGGTTCTTCTATACACTCAAGTGATTTAGTAGAAGGAGCAAGAGGAAGAGCAAACAAAAATAACTTACCCTTTAATTTAAAAGTAAAAGATGTAAAAAAAATAATTACAACACACTGTCCTGTGTTTGGTTTTAAATTTGAGATTAATAAACAAGGTAAAGAAAACAATTGGGAAAACTCTCCAACAATAGATAGGATTGTTCCATCAAAAGGTTATGTAAAAGAAAACATTATAATTATATCCATGTTAGCAAATACAATTAAATCTTGTGCAAGTCCTAATGAAATTTTAAAAGTTGGTAATTATTATAAAGAACTATATAAAGAAAAAGGAATAGAACATGAAACCAAACAAAGAAGATAGAAAGAAATTTGACATTGATTTAGAGTACGGAGAGATAAGAGAAGATAAGATAAAGGACATGCTAACTGGTAAGAAGATAGAAGTTAAATCAGAGAAAGGTATGTGGATGAAAACAGGAAACATATGTATAGAGTATGAGTCATGGAACAAACCGTCCGGTATCAGGGCAACTGAATCAGACTACTGGTTTCACAACCTGTGTGTAGGAGACAATGAGTTCTGTACCCTTGTATTTAAAACAGATGTACTTAGAACTATAGTTGATAAGCTTGATACATTTAAAACTGTAGCAGGTGGAGACCATAACGCTAGTAAAATGTTTCTTGTAAACTTACAAAAGTTATTTTCATCAGATGTAATTAAAGCATTCAAGGAGTCAGAAGATGGAAAAAAATAAAGAAACACTTGACACATCCTCTCAAGATGTATATAATAAATTGTCGGCTAACAAATTTAAATCAGAATCAGGTCATTGGTACACTCAAGAAGGTGAGCCAATGTACACTGTCATTGGTGCTAACGGTAAAGAAAGAAACACTACACTTAGAGATGCAAGGAAAGAACAACTAGTACCCTCAGTAACTACCGTACTAGGCATGATAGCTAAACCTCAGTTAGAAAATTGGAAAATCAATCAAGCACTTAACTCTGCTCTTACGTTAGAGAAAGACCCTCTTGAATCTATAGAAGAGTTTGCTTATAGATGTAAACAAGACTCTAAAAAACTAGGGAAAGAAGCAGCAGAAAAAGGTACAAAGATTCATGCTATGATTGAACGTGGTTTTCTTGGCGAAGAGAAGACAGAAACATATTGTGTTATTCGAAACTATTTAGATGAAATGTTTCCTGATGAAGAGTGGATAGCTGAAGCTTCCTTCTGTGCTGACTTAGGCTACGGTGGTAAAATAGATTTATATTCTAAGTCCGGTATCTTTGTAGACTTTAAAACTAAAGATAACTTAGAAGGTAAAGACCCATCTAAATTAGTATACGATGAACATGGTATGCAGTTGTCTGCTTATGCACAGGGTTGCGGCTTTGATGATGTTGAAAGAGTATCTATCTTTGTTGATAGAGAAGACACAGAGCTTATAGCTTGTCACGTTTGGGAAAAAGATACGCAAGAAAAACATACAGAAATGTTTAATAGTATATTGCAGTATTGGAAACTAGTAAAGAACTATAATTCTTCTAACACAAAGGAAACAATATGAGTGGTAAAAAATATAAAATGTTAAGACGCAAATCCGAAAAACTATTAATAGAGTGGATAAGAACTTTAGTTCCTGAAGACGAAGACACTAGCAAAATAAATAAAAATAACTTACACGAATTTATTCCTAAAGAAACTCATATCTTAGCCAGAAATAAATTTATGTTAAGTGCTTACAGTCCCCGTTGGTTCTACAAAAAAGTTAAAAGAAACCCTGACATAACACTAGCAACTCTTAATGACTAGAAGAGTACCTAGAAAACCTAGACCTAAGAAAACTAGTGTACCTAAAGGGTATGATAGTATGTGGGAAGCTACCCTACATCAAACAATACTTCAAGAGTGGAAGCATCATTGGGATAACATCTCCTATGTTGTTAAGCATAAGTATGAACCGGACTTTGTTAAGTTAATAGATAATAAAACTATATTGCTTGAAGCTAAAGGTAGGTTCTGGGACTATGCAGAGTATAGTAAGTACATACATATACGCACAGCTTTACCTAAAGACTATGAGTTAGTGTTCTTATTTCAGAAACCTTATTCTCCTATGCCACAGGCAAAGAAAAGAAAAGACGGCACAAAAAGAACTCATGCTGAATGGGCAGAGACAAATAATTTTACATGGTATAGTGAAGATACTTTACCCGACACTTGGAGAAACGATGAATTATAAATTTAATGAAGACAACACATTAAAACAAATAGAAAGATATATTGACAATACTTATGAACAACACTATGCTTATGGTGAATATCAAGCAACCGATGTTATCTTTGATAACGGACACGGTGAAGGTTTTTGTATGGGTAACATTATAAAGTATGCTATGAGGTATGGTAAGAAACCTGACCCCGAAACTATGGAAGATAAGAACCAAACAGACTTGCTAAAAATAATACATTATGCTATAATGGCTATACATTTACAGGACATAGAAGATGCTTGAAGATAAGATAGGAACTAAGCCTTACTTAGGAATTGAAATAGATTACGACAGAGAAAAAACATTTGACAAGTTTAGTCTTGACACATTAAAAGATAGATATTTTTGGGAGAAAGAAACACATGCACAAGAAGCATTCGCAAGAGCCTCCGTCTTCGGAGCAACCTTCAAAGGGGAGACAGATTTTGAGTTGGCTCAAAGGATTTATAACTACAGCTCCTCTCGTTGGTTCATGTTCAGCACTCCTATACTTAGCAACGGGGGTACAAGTCGTGGGCTTCCTATCAGTTGTTTCCTCAATTATGTACCTGACAGCAGGAGTGGTTTATCTGCTCACTATGATGAGAACATATGGTTGGCTAGTTCAGGTGGAGGCATCGGTGGATATTGGGGCGATATTAGGAGCAATGGTATTTCAACTGCTCATGGCAGTCGTTCTACTGGAAGCATTCCTTTCATCCACGTTGTAGACTCACAG